AAGGAAGAAGCCCCGAAGGAAGAAGAGCCTAAAGGCGCTAAAGAACAGCTGGCACACGCTACCGCTCTCGCATCTGAGATGATGCAGAACGGAGACGTTGCGGTGTTGAAGCGAATCCTGACTACGGTAGGGGCTAAGCGAGTTAGCACCATGACCGAAGAACAGACCTCTCGCTTTATTGAGCTTGCTAAAGAAGCCAACCATGCCTAGCAAGCACGCAACGCTAGGGCCTTCTAGCGCGGCGCGGTGGCTAACTTGTACAGCCTCTGTTGAAATGGCGGCGAAAGCACCAAAGCCGAGAGAAAGCGATTTTGCCCGTGAAGGTACTATCGCTCATTCGTTGGCAGAGGTGGAAGCGCGCCGGGAGTTTCAGCTACCAGGGCATGAAACCTACGAATCTGACATAGCGAAAGTTCGAGCAGAGCTCAAAGACTTTCTAGGCGGCGATGAACAAGCCACCGAAAGAGAATTTGAAGCGATGCAGGATTACGTAGCCTGGTATATTGACATTCTCGAAGAGGCTAAAGGTGAAGACGGCGCGTTGCTGTTAGAACAGCGGCTTGCTACCGGTATCCCGGGTTGTTGGGGTACAAGCGATGCGGTTGTTATCCGTGGTGACTGCATACACGTTATTGACCTGAAATACGGGCGTGGCGTGGAAGTGTCACCAGTTGAAAACCCACAGTTCATGCTCTATGCGTTAGGTGCGCTCAAAGCCTATCGAGATATGTTAGAGCAGACCCGGCGTGTACGAATGACCGTGTTTCAGCCACGCATCAATAACGTAGATACTTGGGAAATCTCCGTAGAACGTCTGGAAGAATGGCGGGAGACGGTAGCGCGCCCGGCGGCTAAGAAGGCTCTTTCTAACGAGGGTACCGAATTTGCACCGAGCGAGAGCGCGTGTAAGTTTTGCCCGGCGGCCGGTATCTGCAAACCACGGGCAGAATCAATCGCGGCTATTGCGTTTGAGGAAGACCCAAACGTTATTTCCCTTGAAGACCGCGCCGGGTATTTGGCACAGGTAGGGGAAATAAAATCCTGGATAAAGCATCTGGAAGAATCATCTCTTGAACTTGCCTATGAGCAGGGTCAAAAGATACCCGGTTATAAAGTCGTTCGCTCTGGTTCGCGCCGGGTGGTTGCGGATGCTTTTGAAGCAACCCGTCGTTTACAAGATGCGGGTTACAGCGTTGAGCAGTTCACCACCCGTAAACTAGCCGGGGTTACAGACCTTGACAAGCTAGTGGGTAAGAAAGAATTACCCGGAGTGTTGGGTGACGCTCTGCAAACGACAGAGGGTAAGCCCTCCCTAGTTCCAGAATCAGACCGCCGTAAGGCGATTAGCAAGAAACAAGAGGTAAGCGAGATGTTCAGTAGTGAATAATCGAGTTAAAATTGACTTTGACGCTCTTGACCGATGGCGTGCTACGCACGGTATTGAGAGCGAAAAAGAGATGTGCGAGCGAGCCGGGCTACATCCCGATACGCTCAAACGCATCAAGAGCGGTGCTCGAAGCCTAACGCTTCTCACCGTAGAGGCGTTCTATAACGCCTACGGTATTGAGTTTACACCTGATGATGAACTCAGTATTTACCAGTACGTATAAAACGATAAATAGTTAGGAAGTCTAAACATGGTTAACGATAATTTGCGACTCACCACCGGCGAGGTTTGCCTGTCCTTCGTACATCTGTTCGAGCCGCATACTCAGGATGCGGCAAAGTACGAGCCGAAATACTCTGCAACGCTCATTATTCCTAAGAGTGATACAGCGACTATCAACAAGATTCGCAGCGCACAGAAAGCCGCTCTTGAGAAGGGCAAAGATAAAACTTTCGGCGGTACCATTCCTAAGGGTTGGAAGGATACCCTGCGAGACGGCGACGAGTCAGACCGTCCAGAGTACGAAGGTAGCTACTACATTTCCGTTCGCGCGAATGCAGACCGCAAGCCTAGCGTGGTAGACCAGAACGTGAATGAAATCCTGGACAAGAGCGAAATCTACTCAGGTGTTTACGCCCGTGCAGCTATTGAAGCGTTCCCGTTCAATAATAACGGTAAGGGCGTTTCGTTCCAGATTCTCGCTGTGCAGAAAACCCGCGACGGTGAACCACTTGCGGGAGGCGCGCCGGTCAAGGCATCTGATTTGTTCGAGCCTGTGGAAACCGAGAGCGAGGGTGAGAGCCTTATCTAACAGACCCGTCGAACCGTAGACGTAAAACGCGGTAGATACTCCGATAGTATCGACTTTGTGTGCAGAAAACCCCCGGCGTGTGGAAGCGACGGGGGTTTTCGTTATGTGGTAAAGACCACAATAAAATAAATTGTTTCAACGATACAATTACTGTATAGTTGTAAGTGTCAAGAGGGGAGAAGCCCCGAAGACACAACCAACAGATAGAGGTAAGACAATGGAACAGGCAACCTACACCACCCGCGAAGAAGCTATTGAGCGTGAGGTTATCGGGGTAATCGAAGCCGGTGACGCTACCCGCGACGAATACGATATTGACGCTATCTCCGATGCGGTCATTGGAGATTTTGAAGACGGATATGCCCTCAAGGTTGATGAAGCTACTTTCTGGGATATCGTAGCTGATAACGCGAAGTAAGAGGTGGTGAGTAGGCCGGGGTTAGCGCCCCGGCTACTACTATGAAGAACATAGATATTGACATTGAAACGTATTGCGAGCTAGACCTTCAAAAGGTAGGCGTTTATGCCTACACTGAGCACCCTAGTTTTCGCATCCTCATGGCCGCCTACGCAATAGATAACGGCGAGGTTCTGATAACAACCGATGAAGACGAGATGCGCAAAATACCCGGCTTGTGGGATGATGCGGTAACGAAAAGCGCGCATAACGCAAACTTTGAGCGTATCTGTTTCTCACGTCTAGCCGGGCTTCCAACAGGTGAGTACCTGCAACCGGAAGCATGGCTAGATACACAGGGTATAGCGGCTAACTGGGGGTACCCTCAAAAGCTGGAACACACAGCAGAGGCTTTAGGTGTTGAGCATAAGGACAGTGCAGGTACTCGGCTTATCAATCTGTTTTCTAAACCTAACCCACGAACAGGTCTACGCACCAAACCAGAGGATAAACCCGTTGAGTGGGAGGAATTTAAAGCCTATAACGTGCAAGATGTTGTCGTTTTGAAACAGGTTCGAGAAGAGCTTTTTAGGCGGCATGGAGGATTCGCGCCGGGTGAGTTTGAGGTATGGTGTGCAGACGCGCGACTCAACGACAGGGGCATAAAGACGGATACCGTTCTAGCCGCCGCCGCGTCCGATGCGAACCAAGACGTGAAGAACGAAGCGCTCGCTAAAATCAAGATGGTAACCGGCGCGGGTAACCCCAACTCACGGAATCAGCTTCTCGCTTGGTTGAACGAACAGCCACATGAAGATTTACAGTCACTGCAGGATATGAAGGCGGAAACCGTAAAAGACCTGCTGCGTATTGAAGACCTCCCTGCAGATGCGCGCCGGGTTTTGGAGTTACGACAGGACACCTCCCTTACCACGGCGAGCAAATACGACGCGGCTATCCGGCGTGGTTCAGTCGATGGGCGGCTACGAGGGTCTTTCAAGTACTTTGGCGCTCATACCGGGCGTTGGAGTGGGCAAGGTGTGCAGTTGCAGAACTTAGCGCGGGACTCAGCTAAGACCGATGAAGAGGCTATCGGCTTAGCTACGCGCGTCGTTATCGGTGAATCGGTTACTGCGCTAGACCTCAAGAAATTAGTACGCTCAATGTTTTTAGGCCCGTTCACGGTGTGCGATTATAGCGCCATTGAAGCCCGCGTATTAGCGTGGCTGGCAGGTGAACAGTGGGTACTAGATGCATTCCGAGCCGGGCGCGATATTTACATAGAGACCGCAAGTCGTATGTTTGGCGTAGATTATGAAGCCGCCCGCGCGCTACGGCAAAAAGGTAAAGTTGCTGTTTTGGCGTTGGGCTATGGCGGTGGTCTTGTTTCGATGCGTGCGATGGGTGCAGACGGTAGCGACGATGAAGTGAAGACGCATATACAGCAGTGGCGCGCCGCAAACCCGAATATCGTCCGTTTCTGGAAGATTCTCGATAACGCGTTTCGCGCCGGGGGTGGTAGGGTAGGTACCCGCGTTACCGTTCGTAAGGACGTGCAGAGCCGCCAGATGCAAATCGTGTTACCAAGCGGGCGGGCGGTCTGCTACCGAGAGCCGCGCGTTATCCGAGCCGAGAAATTCGGTGAGATGCGGGACGTTCTATCGTTCATAGACCCAAAATACAGGAACCGTGTACAGACATACGGCGGGAAATTGACTGAGAACGTGACACAGGCAGTCGCCCGTGACTTGCTCGCTCATGCGCTGGTTGAGATGGACGCGTTAGGCGTGCCAGCGGTAGCGCATGTTCACGATGAAATCTTGGTAGACGGTGGCAACGTGGATACTGTAGCCGCTATCATGGGAGAGGACGAAAGCTTCCGCCCCGAATGGGCAGAGGGTCTACCACTCTCCGCTGAGGGGTATCAGTGCAAACGCTACAGGAAAGGATAGAGATATGTGTACAGTTGGAACACCGCTACCCGGCGGGGTTATCCAAGCGCTAGTGTTATTAGACGAAAAAGGTAAGGCCTACGGTGACTCATGGCGTAAGCGCGGTGAGATGTTTAGCATCTTGCCGAATGTCGCCCGTAAAGTAGACCGGATAGGAACACCCGGCGGGGGTGACACGCTCAAAGATACGATAGTAGACCTACTGAATTATTGCTTGCTCTATGCGTGCTGGTTGAACGGTGATGAAGACGCAAAAGGCACGGACGCTATGGCCGTGTCGATTTGGGTTGATTCAGCCCGTGAACTCGAGGAGGCGAAGCGCGCCGGGTTAGAAAAGACCCCGGCGGGTATCGACGCGTATGTTCGTGATAAGTTCGAGAACATCTTGAGCACATACACGTTCAACACGGTTCAGGAACGGTACCAGAAAATTCGTCATATCGCCGCTATTTTGATGCACGATGAACGTTTATAAGGTATAATATAATTACCTTTGTCTGTGGTTGGGGGCGGGGCGTTGAAGCAATTCACGCCCCGCTTTCTTTCGGTCATTTTCAGGTGTGATGTAAAACACGTGTTCTTAAGTTGCTTCAACGATACAAAACCTGTATGCTTGAAATATCAAGGCAACAAGGTCTTGATACAGACAAAGGAATAGTGTTATGGCGTTTTTGAAAACGGAACCTGTAGAAGTTGAGGGCTTGGAAGTTCTTGAGCTACGGTATACGCATCATGGTAAGGGTACCTACGTACTTTCCGATGAAAGCAAGGAAGCGCTACCAGAGGACTTAGTGAAGGGTGTTATGCCTGTGTACCATACACGGTATATTCATTCCTTCCAGCTGAGCGTCGTATTTGACCTTGACCAGCTAAGGCGTGCGGGTAGCTATAAATACTTGTGGCACGAAACGAAGCGTAATAACGGAACCTCAACAACTTTCTACGTTCAGAAATTGTAGCTAATACCAACCCCGGCGTGACTAACACGCCGGGGTTTTCGTTTGCTTAGTTGCATCAAAGATTCAAAGTGTGTATACTTGAATAGCGAACCAAGACAAAGAGAAAGGTACTTTACCGATGTACACGAAATTCGAGATTATCAGTATTGTTACCGCGCTGTTCTTCACGGTGTTCTGCGCTATCGGTGTGATAGCTACACACGGCGAAGGAAACGGTGCGACATTAGGTCTTTTGGTATTCGGTGGTTATGCCGCCGCACAACTGGCACGAAAGTAGGCAAAGATGCTAAAGAAACTATGGGAAAAGGTAACGCGCCGGGGTATTCAGCAACCGGGCGGGTATGTCGAACCAATAGAGACGGCGACAGACGCTAACTCTCTCTATCAGGTCTTCATGCGTACTATGGCGCGCATCAACGCGGCGGAAGAGGCGTACATTGTCCGTTAAGATACAGTACCGAGACCTTCGCGGGGTGTGGGTTCAAGAGCTTATCGACAAGGGTTTGGTAGACCCGCTACCGCACCGCATGAGCGTGTATCAAGTGCTTATCACCAATGGGTACGGCCCACATACGCATGAGTGGACTAGGAAATACCCACCTGGGCAACTTATGACGCTAATCACAGAAAATATTGAGGTTTAGACTTGCATCAACGATACATGGTCTGTATACTTGAATTAACGAAGCAGATAAGCAGATAAGCAGAAAGAAGCAGACAATGGAAACTTACGGACTTATTTACACGTACAACGGGGATAACTCATACTCAGTACGTTTCCCACAAGGTAAGCCAGTGTACTGGGAAGTAGCGAATAACGTCCCTGACCGTGTACCGGCGGGGCATTTCGGTGTTCTCGAAAGCGCGGTACGCGCCGGGCTATCGAAAGCGAAAGGTGTTGAGGTTTTAGGTGTTCGGTGCTCGCACACCACTATTGACCTACGGCATGTGCTGTTCGCAGTGTTTGACCTTTCGGTTCCAGGGGTAGAATAGTGAAAACAATACGAGTCATGTACGTAGCGACGAACGAGACCTATTACGCGCTTCGTAGTATGGATAGCGAACACCTTCGAGAGGCTATCCACGCCGGGGTTCCCAGGCAGTTGAAGGCGCATAACTTCTATATCCTTACTGAGACCGTGCGGCGGCGACTTCAACCGTTAGCAGGTGTTCGCGTGGAAGATATTCAAGTATCCGGTGATGCGCTCGCCGTGCAATTGCAGCTTACGACGGATGCACCGAGCCGGGTGTACGCTCAAATGGTGGAAGAGGGTGTTTATATATTCCATTTCCCGGCGGGTGAGAAACCCTCCGAGAAGATACAGCGAGCATTTGCTAAGCAGGTTCACACCGATACACAAGACGGTCTGATAAGCGCGGTACACAGCATTGTACGAAGCTTGCCCGGCGTGCATATTAAGGGCAGTGGTCTAGCACGTGCTCGCACTACAACGCTATCTTCAATAGAGGTATTCGACTTATTCGTGGAAGGCTAGGAACGTGAGAGTAGAAATCGGGTACACCTATACCAAGGGCGGCGGGTTCACGCTAGGCCGCATATTCACCGCCGATGTACCCCCGGCGTGGGTAATGGAAGCATTTCCTAACTTCATACCAGCTAGGGACGTATCAGACATTGATAACGCCATAGACAAGGTTGTGGCAGAGAACGAGCGAATCGACGAATGCAACACCTTCCACTCATGGCTTCTACGCCGTGATATACCATTATTCACCACAGTAACCCTACAAGTACACTAGACAGAGAGAAAGACCATGACAACCACAGTAGCACCAGGATACGCTAATCTGCGTAGCGGTAATAACGGTTCAGGAAGCCTAATCCTGAGCTTGACACAGGAAGAACTCCATGTAGCGCGCGAACTGTACCGCGCCGGGCGTGATGCGCTGGAATCAGCATTTATCGCCCGCGATTACACCCTGCATCCTGAGATGAAAGAGCTAGGGTTATCACCTAAGCGTAGCGTTGTTCGCGTCGGTAAGATAGGCAACATGAACGTGCGCCGCCCGCCGATGGGTCGGTACCGTCGCTATGCCAAAAAGATTGACAAACTCACCGCTAAGAATCCTGAGCGGTACGCAAAGAAAATCCAGAAAATGACTATCGTTCTACGGCTTGCGTACATTCGCGGGCATATCGAACTAAACGAAGGGTAGGGAGATGCACAAGCTAAAATCCGGCGAGCTATTCGCGGGCTACGGTGGTCTAGCTTTAGCCGTTGAGAAGGCGCTTTCAGCTCAAACGATATGGGTAAGTGAAATATCGTTACCGCCGTCTAAGGTTTTAGCGAGCCGGTTCCCAAATGCTCAAAATTTAGGCGATGTAACAAAAATACCTTGGGGCGGCGTTCCTAAGGTAGATATACTTTCTGGCGGCTCACCTTGTCAAGACGTAAGCCTAGCAGGAAACCGCTTAGGGTTCTCGCCGGGTACCCGGTCTAATCTATGGGTTGAAATGCGTAAAGCCATTGAAGAACTAAAGCCTGAACTAGTGGTTTGGGAGAACGTGAAAGGTGTGCGTAGTGCAAGAGCCGATAGCGGTATGGAATACTGCACGGGATGTTTGGGAAATACCCGAAAACGAGGAAAACTACAACCTAATCTGCGAGCATTGGGGCGTGTTTTGGGAGACTTTTCCGAAATCGGGTACGATGCTCAATGGGTCTCTGTACGAGCCAGCGATATAGGCGCTCCGCACTTACGAGAACGAGTGTTTGTACTAGCTTGGCGTGTTGGGGGTAGATACGACTACGAGCCTAAACCTTTCCAACCTAAACACATCCCAAACAAAGGAACCTTACTGCCTACACCTAACACGATGGACTACTTGAACTGGCGGGAAGGCGAAGCAAGAGAGAAGGCGCTACGAAGGGGTGACTATCGAAGGAAGCCCTCCGCGCGAACAGGCAACTTAAGGGAAGAGGTTCATTTTAACTTTTCAAGCTATCTACCTGCTATATGGTTTTGGGAAGAAGCGTTATCCATAGAAGCCCCAAAAGCCACGATAAATATATCTGGTAGGCCTATGCTAAATCCTGAGTTTAGCGAATGGGTAATGGGTCTACCGAGAGGTTGGGTTACAGACCCGGCAACCGGTCTAACCCGAAAAGAACAGCTACAAATACTTGGAAACGGCGTAGTACCACAACAAGCAGAGTACGCAATACAAGCAATGTACAACAATTTGAAGAAAGTAGGGTAAAAACAATGCACATCTACATTCGCACTGGCGATAACGAGAACACTGGTATTGAGTTTCTGAACGGTAAGGGCTGGTCGGAACCGCATATCGAGCAGAAAGGGTTCATTTTCACCCCAAAGAACGCCCCGGCGCGTAAGTACGAATTTAAAGACGAAAAGAACGCACAGCGCGGCTGGTTGGGTACGAAGAACGAAAAGTGTCTAGCCGCCCTGGTGTTACTGAGTGAAGAACTCAGCAAGGTACCCGAGAATGAAACCGTAGAGTCTGTTACCTGGATTAATGTAGGCAATCTTGGGTTGTCAAGCTGTGACATGCTAGAACGTTATGACCTAAAGGACTCTATAGGTTTTCACGGCGGCGAAGCTCCGAACGATGAAGTAAAACACATCATCCACAACTACCTGAACGAAGGGCCTACGCACGTTGAGGTATCCGTAACAGACGAAGACCGTAAACGTATCACTTACGATAACGGCGAAGACCGGAATATCTTCGGGTACATGAAAGAAGAATCTCCCCAAGGGTTTAGTATCGCATTCGATGAAACCGTAGAGCATTACGATATTCCTGAGTTTTTACGACACGCCGTGTTCATGTTAACGGACGAGCAAGAAACTTTAGCAGATGCTATTCTGTTAGCAGATAAGCTATCAAAGTTGGAACCTGGCACGCGGGTAACGACTACAGTTGATAACTTCATGGGTGAAATAAAAGAGCCTACCCGCGCCGGTGAAATTCTTGAACGGCTACAACACTTCATCTGTGCATACACGTTGAACGATGATAGTAAGATAATCGTGGTTGATGGAAGCAAAACCGATGAAGAGACGGAAGTTCTTAAGGAAAACGTTACTGCTGACGTGCTGAAACGTGTTAATTTTTACGGCGCGCCGGGGCTGAGCGGGAAACTTGAGAAGTTATCAGACTTCAACCACGTTAGGGCAATGTATAACGTTGGATTCGTTATAACCGGAACCCTTGGTAGGCGTTGGGGATTTAAAGTTAAAAGTGACGGTTCCCGGTCTACTGTATACCGCATGAACTACGAAGACCGCGCGTTAGCGGTTGCGGCGCTCGCTGCTTTTTCAGTAGCTGAGGAACGCCAATACTATGGTGCGTTGCAGATAGTTTCTAATGTTCTTGAACCGGACTTTGTGGATGCGGTGAACGACATCCTGCAAGGACGCGACTTCTACGAGCTTATTAATTACCTCAAGGGTTTTTTCAACGTGGAAGAGGTGAAGAACTAGCGATGCTTGAACTAGTACTAACGAAAGCGGATTTATCCGGGCTAACAATCGTCGATAGCGATACAGTGGTAGATTCGGGAAGCACCCCCGCGAAGGCGTATACACTCGAAAACCCCGGGCTACTTGATGCCCCCGGCGTGTGCCAAACTTTGGCGGCTGTAAGTGTTCTTGAGAACTACGAATACGATACTAAGGTATCCTACATTTCGTATGTTGAAAACGGAACTTTGTACCCCGCTAACATCATAACCGGCTCAACGGTAGCAGAAACGAAGAGCCGCCTAGAAATGGTAATCCGAGAAACGACAAAGCCGCTCGATATCATCAACGTCGAAATCACCCGTGCAGACTGCGAGCGTGTAAAACTCCATAGTGGTAAACCGATGTGGGAGAAGACAGAAACCGCAGATGATATTCAAGGCTTCACGCTAACCACTAAAGCCGGTGCTACGTTCACCGCGAATGTTCCTGAGTATTTGCGTATGCCGTTGTTCCGAACTCAGCTAGATGTAGTAGGGCTTGCCGCAACGGCGTTGACATTAGAGAAATTATCGCAATACCCTGCAAACGCTATCGTAGATGGTGTAGGCTTTGACCTCCCAGATACCGAACTAGGTAGAGCTTCTCTAGTTCCTAACTGGTTCCATATCGGGGTGTATCACCCGGTACGGGTTAGCGAACTTATGGTGTTCCTAGACGGATACCTTCGTATGTTCACACCTCATACCGTCTCAGCAGACGAAATAGAGCAGGAAGCGCGTATAAAAGCTGCAGCAGAACGCCTTTTGAAGGACTGGAAATGATACGCTA